TTAAACGTCACCACGACACTCAAGTCTTTTATCGTTGCCCTCGATATATCGAAACCCCTGAATGGCTCGAAAATGGCCCCCATAACCTGCCTTGATCGCTCCGGCCGACAAGGAGATTTTCTCCGCGCTACGGACTTTGTTATTGCCGTGTAGTGAGGACGAGATTTGCGTCCACAGAGGATTGTTCCGTAAGGATCGCGCCAAGCCGGGATGCGATGTGTTTATGATGGTCGGCATTGGTTTGCCATATGGATTTTGCCCACGCCGCCAAGCACCGCAAACGGCATTTAAAAATCGCGACCCGACCCCGATACCTTGCCATTCCGGCAGAACTACAAAGCGGCATGCGCGGCCCTCCTGTAGCCCCGGCCTCGTGGACATTGCCAAGTGGGTGACTGGCCGCCCATCCACGAAACCAACATAGCAGGTGGCTGCTATCGCCTTGGGTACCTTCAAATAGTGATGCGGCTCAAAAAGGTGCCACCAGCTCCATCCGGTGGCGTGTATATCCAATTCGATGCTCGGCCGTCGTTGAAGATACCTCCCGGAAAACTGCCCCGACGCGGTATCAAATACCCAATCGGGCTGAAGCCATTCTGCGATGTCGTAGTGGCATGAAAGCAAGACGGCTTTGCCACCGCGCCGACGCCACGCTGTTCCGAAAGAGGCAGCACCTATTTTTGCTACCTGCCGGTCAACAACACTGGTGAATTCGTCAATTACAACTTCCGACAAATCATCGCAGAGGATGCGAGCGAGATCCGCTCTAAACCGCTCACCGTTAGAGAGTGCGGAATATGGCCGCAGCCAGCTTGGTACTGACCCGAGACCAACGGCCGAAAGCGCTGCACAGGCCTCGTCAAACGACTTCCCCTCTCCGATCTGGTCAATGATCGGCCGGTCGATGTCCCATTGTGGGGAAACGAGACGATGAGGGCCGAAAAATTCGCGGCCAATAGATGTTTTACCAGAGCCGGAAGGCCCGATGACGAGACCAATGCTCCAGTCGGTCTCATCAACTGGTAGCTCCACATCCAAGGCAAAACGATTGGCGTCCTCAACATTGAACATGCTTTTGACGCGTGCGGAGCGGTAGCTGTCGAAATCAGGGGATTGATGCAGGATCGAAATTCTCATGCCACAACCACCTTAATCCGCGATTTCTTGATGGCTTCCAACGCCTCATAGAGCTTCTGCTGCTGAGCTTCGTCTGTGCATACCAACACCACGCCGTGTTGACTTCGATATTTGAAGCCATTGCGGCCGAAGGCTTCAGGGGCAAGCGGTGGAAGTGTTTCTTTCTTGGTCATTCAGTCTTTTCCCGTTAGTCGCTCTAGGCGGTCTTGTGCGGGCTCGACTGGCCTCAAATGGTTCAATGAGCCACAACGGCGGCACTTGATCTGTATATCGCCGGCAATCGCTTTAGGCGCTGCCTTGAAAAGAAGCGCGGCACAATTGCCGCAGCGGATATTCTCCATTGTCTATCTACCACGACTCAATCACAACGAAGCTGCCCTGCAGGGTACGGGTGTGACGGTTATCGTGTAGTGCTGTCTAACGGGTTGCGTCGCCAAACATGGCCCGTTGCTTGGGGTGTTCAGCACCCCGGCCACCCGGTCAGGACCGGGTAGAATTGATTACGCTGCCAGCCCGATACGCGGCTTGTCACCTTCGACCATCATGATTTTCTGAAGCCGCAACGGCAGGTTTGATGCGGGAGCTGTTACGCCGAAACCGGGGCGGATCGAAAAATAAACATTGTACGCGTTTGGATCGTTGTCCGCGTCGATCAGGACATTGTGGAAGACCGCCATCATCCACCCGCCTGTGACCTGATCGCCAGCACCGCCGAAATGCAGCGCCGCACCAACGAGCGTACGGACATTACCCCCCGACTTCACGACCCAGTTGATCGTTGGGCTGCGCTGGCCTGCCACGGTGTAAAAAAGGACGGCGACGGTCACGCGCTTACCCAAAAGCGGCGTTAGCTCGGTTGTACGGATGTACCGCACCATCCCTGCGGCAGCATTGCCGTTGGGCACCATGGAAAATGAGTGCGCAAAACCCGGCCACTTAACGTTGGTGTCCTTTGTCGCCGTCGCTGGAGCCTGTGCGCTCCAGTTTACAGGCACAGCTCCCGTCCAGTTTGTGAAATCCGGGTTGGCGTGAAGATTGGTGGCGGCAGTGAGCGGCCAAGGTGCCGTGGTAAAACCTGCAATTGGTGTCGATCCACGATAGCTGGAAATCAGGTAATCCGCGATCCGCGCATAGCCTTCCTCATTGGGATGGGTGTCATCCAGATACCAGTGGGTCGGCTTTCCAGCATCCATGAACACCTGATGCGTGTCGATGACCATGATATCGGTCAGTGACGCGCCGATCTCAAGGATTGCCGCCCGCACCTTGTCGTAGCCGGTGCTGCTGCGCTTGGGGTTTTGGGTGGTGATGATCTGCGGCACTCCGGGCCATTTCAGGCAGGTCATGCCGATGGGACCAAGGAAACAGGACTTGCCGGAAACATACCGGACATCCCCGCTGGAAAGCTCAAAACTCTGCATGTTGTGGCCCTGATGCATGATGCAGAGATCGGGCGTCGGGATCGCAAGCGCGGCGGCGCGCTGATCGGCAAACATGTAGCCCGCCATGCCACCCGGCAATGCCGCGAGATAGACGGTCAGGGTGCCGCGTGTGCCGGTACGGAGCGTGACTGGATCGGCGTAAGCCTTGGGGCCTGTGGCGGCGTTAATCTGCCATTCCGCCCACCGGTAGATGATCACGGTGGCGTCGTGCATTTCGCCAATGGCAAGGGCGAGCCGATAGAAAATGCCCGCGTCCGGATATGCGGTGCTGTCACCATTGATGTGCAGGACAGCGCTTCCCCCCGCATCGAGCTTGGCATGCATGGGCGACCATGCGTTGACGCCCCGGACGTTGGCGACGAAGGTTCTGCGGCGCACGCGCTTGCCGTCCGACGCCTCGACGGTAATGGTCGGCGCGGGTGTCGTCTTGTGATTCAGCGCCGTCATACCGCGCACCAGATTATTGCCGGAAAGGGCGAAACGGCCCCCGGCGTCATCGATCAGTGTGAATGTCCAGGCCATACCAACCTCCAAGGCAGAGAGCACGTCGCCCGCCTGCGCTGTCTCGTCAAAGTTTAGGGTGGAAACAGAAACAGCCGCCGACGCGTCATAGACAGAGAGCGCGGCAAGCACGTCCCCCGCCTGCGCAGTTTCACTGAAATCCAGCGTCGAAATCTCGATGATTGAAGCCGCCATTCCTAACGCGGAAGCGATAGGCGGCAGATCAACCGGCAGCGCCATCGGGATCGTGATGGGTATCAAAAGCCCGTTCACTCGCCACTCCATGCCTTGATGGTTTTCCCGTCGCTGTTGCCCGACATGTCCAAGCAAACGAGCGGGCATTTCGCAAAGCGGAGCATGGGCGGCATTGTGCTGGCGCGAATTGTTCCGAGTACGACCCATGGAGCGTTGGTATCTGCCCGACCTTTGATATCAACCCTCGCCTTCGATCCCGTTGGTATCAGCCCCTGCACCGTGAAATCGCCTGTGGGACTGAACGATGCGCCAGTAAAAACGGCAGCAGTTGTGTTGATCTGTTCCGTCATTTCAAATGCCCTCCGGCCATGCTGAAGCGTCGATTTGCTCAAAGGAGGTTATGGTGCCGTCATCGATTCTATCGCTGATCTCAGCTTCGAGATCGAAGCACGCCTGCACATGCGCACCAACCGCAAGGGCGATGGCTTTCACCTCCGCCGCCGACAGCGTCACCCATCCTGACGTGGCTTTAAAGCGCACTGAATCAACTGAGGAATTCACAACGTAACTATGGGCATTGGCAATCATCGCTTGGCTGTCACGGCTGGTATCGACAATTGCCGAGGCGACGGTGACCCCTCCGGTTTCAACAGAAAATCGTTTTGCGGCGGCGTAGGTCGTTAGCCTGTTTTTAGCGGCCGCGTCGGCATCGATTGCTGCCAAGGGGGCGTCCAGTTCATCGGGTACGAGAACTTCGAATGTTCCATCTTCCCGTGGTACAGCTATGGCCTTGCGGCGATCAGCTTCAGGCAACATAAGCACTGCGGCCGATACCTCGTCAGCCGTCGCGTATACATGCGATCCCATATCAGGCTCCTATCTTTGCGCCAGTGAACTTGGATGTCCCGATGCTGTTCATGCTTTGCCACCCACCAGAGTTCTGAAAGTAGGCGGCATAGAGCACGTCTCCGGCAGCGACGCGCATGACTGTCGTTACCGAGGCATCCAGACCTGCAAGGGGTGAAGTCGACTGGAGGCCGACAAGATCAACCACAACGTCGTTTTTCACGATCATCGCGCACTCCTGAGAGGATTCTCCCTGCGTGTTGCTGCCTGCCGTAAAGACCCATGTGCCGGCGTCGTCAACGCCCACGGTAAACCGGCCGCTGACCTGCGAGATTGTTCCGGTGACACCCCCGCTCGCCAGAGAAGGCCAATTGGTCAGCGCCGCGTTGATATTTGTAGGGATGGCCGCTGGGGTGCCTGAGAGGATGAACCATGGGCTGACAGCCGTTTTGATGCTGTTGATGACCCAGCCAGCTAAAAACGTGCTGTAGGTCAGGCGAAGGGGAACATTTATTGCGGCCTGTCCCCGCTTGAAAGGTGTTCCGTCGCTCCAGATTAAGGGACGCGCACCGAGCGAGTTAAGGTCGAGTGTGCAGCCCGTTGCAGGAACAACCGAGGGCCTGACAACAATACTGAGGCCATCACCAAGTGACGCGGGGGCGGGCGAAATATCCGCCGTCATTGCAGCGGTAGTGCCACCCGTGACGGCATAGTTCCACTTTCCCGACTGCGCATCGAGAGCCATCTTTTGCACATAGACACCAGCGATGCGTTCGAACACGCGGCCATCCGGCAAGCTGATGCCGTGGCCGTCAGGTGGCGCGACGTAATTCCATGCGGAACCATTCCATTCGGCCAGAGCACCGATATTTGCCGCCCAGGCACCGGTGGCGTTAGAAGGAATGAGATAGCTGTCTCCGAGTGTCGGATTACCGGGAGCACTGGAGAGCGTCATAGAGATGACAGGCAACCACGGCAGGCGCAAGAGTTGTCCCATCGGAACCTTGCGGTTCTCTACCCAAGCACGGGTGGCAAAAAGTAGGGATGGATCGACCAGCAACGTCACATTGGCGTTTTCGCCAATGATGAGCTGGAATTCATAACGGATGTCCTCAAGCTGACCTTCAAGCGCGGTCGGTTTGTACTGGCTGACCGGCTTGGCAACGGCGATCATTGACCCTGCCTGATCGAAAATACCGAACTCGCGCATCCACCAGCCACCGGCATTGGTCGGTATGATTGCCGTGACCAGAATGGCGGAAGGATTGTCCGGATCGGTGATGACGCTTTCGACAGGCGTGCGCCAGACCTCGCGAACCAGCGCCGTCGCGGCGGCGGTCGGATTGGTTTCAGCGCCATTGCCATCACCGATGGCGAAATGAGTAATAACGACCGGATCGCCACCGGCAGCGCTCTGCGCGATCTTGATCTTGCCGGTGTTTGTTACGAGCGAAAAATAAGCCTGCGCCATGCCTCAAGCTGCCTTTGCGTTGATGCGGATGGAGCGCAGCGCATAGGCTCCGGTCCCCGCGAAGGTGGAAATCGAATAGGCCATATCCCCGAGCTGCGGGGCCATGATGCGGACCGTGCGGCCGCGCCGGGAGGCCGCGCCAAGGCGCAGGGTCGCTTCGCCGCGCACGCCGTACTGGATGGCGATGTCCTGACTATGCCGCTTGGCGGCGGCTATGATGCGGGCCGCCGCCTTCTGGTTCGGCAGATCGAGCGGCGCATGGCCGTTGATGACGGTATCGTTGATGAACAGAACGACCTTATGCGTGTCGTGATACGCCTTCGGCTCTTCCTGCCACCATTGTGTCCAGCGTGCAGAAACGCCGATGGTTTCTAACGCCTTGCGCACGCCCGCGACGGTTCCGCGCATGGCATGGATTTCCGGCGCAGCGTCGATCATGGCGCGCAGCAGATCCTCGCGCATGTCCGGAGAGATGAAATCCAGCAACGCTGCTTCCACCACCATGATCGGTAGCAATGCGGCCGGGGCCGTCAAAGCGTCCTGAACGACAAGCGCGGAGGGCTTGAAGGTGGCGAGCGTCCGGGACAGCGCCTCAACGAAATCACGGTCGCGCTGGTCGCTGATGCCAGGAGGAACAAGGATGGTGGGAATGAAATCACTCATTCGGCACCACCACGATGTTGACGACGAGCGATGCCAGAACCGGGAACTGATGGGCGGCAAGGTCGGTGAAATCGAAGCTGGTCAGCTTGGCGTCCGCGACACGCGGCAGCGCCTTCAGAGCTGATGTGATAACAGACGGTGCGATCTGCGCGCCGAGTTCCTGTGTCCAAGGCTGAAAAGCCGCCTGCGCCACGCTTTCGAAAAGTACCTGTTGACCGGCCGCCGCCTCGCGAACGCGGACGGTTAGCACCATGTTGAAATTCACCGGCTCCGGAGAATGGACAACGACATAATCGCCCATCGGGCGGCGGGTGTTCGGATCAAGGTAGGCGAGAATTTCCACCTTCAGCTCGGCAGACGGCAAACCGGTTTTCATGAGCGGGTAAATGTCGATATGGCCGGGTTCCGGCCGGATGACTGCAACATCCACGATCTCGGGATTGACCGCCATGACATGCTCGCGATAGCCGTCGCGTGGACCGGCCTTGCTGATCGTATGAAGGGCATTAGCGGCGCGAAGACGAAAACGCTCTTTCTCCTCAATGTCAGTTCCGCCCGAAATATCGGTGACGTTGCTGGCGCTGGTGACGAAAGCGACCGGGTCAAGGATATCCGTCACCTTGCCGATACCAAGACCGTTCCAAGTCGCACCGCTTGCCGTCGCTCTTGCGGCAACTGTCGCCGCTAGCATTCCGGCCGGGATGACGAGATCGGAATCGGTGGCGAAAGTTACAGCATTGCCAGCGCCGACGCGGGTGCCTTTCGGGATAACGGTATCCAGCAGCCGGATGGCAGAAAGGCGAAACTCGATGGTTGTGACGGCGGCCTGTGCCAGAAGGCGGAAGGTCGAGACGTTGGCGGCGCGGTTTTCGAGATGGATGCCTTCGGAAAAAACAACCGTGTTCTGAAGAACGCCGGTCTGCGCCGCCTCATTCAGCAGCGACAGGGCATAGGCCGCAACTTCGATCAGGTACATTTCCGTTTGTGCCGGATATAGCGTGCGGTTGGCAACCGCCTCGAACTTTGCCTTGAACTGCGCCTTCAGCACCGAAGGATCACGCTCGAAGAACTCGGGAGCGCCATTAGTGCGCAGTTCTTCAAGGGTGCGTTTGACCGGATCAGCCATTGTACGTGACCTCCGTAACATACAGATCGTCCAGCACGGATTGAACCGGCCGCCAGAAAACCTGTGTCTGGAAATGCGAAAACTGCACGAGATTGACCACGACGCGTTCGGTGGTGACACGCGGCTCCCAGATCGCGATCTGATCCCAGATTTCGCGGGTCAGATAGGGAATGCCTATATCGGGGTGCCGGTCGATGACGCCGAGAATATCCACACCCTTTTCCGGCTCGGTCGGAACAGAGTATTTCGGGGTCAGGATGAGATTGGTGATCGACTGCGACAGGTCTTCGACCGCCGTGACGATCTCGCCATAGGTGTCGGGAGCAATAGCGGTCTGCGGATCAGCGCGGCCGACCTTTAGAGACCAGTGGCGGTGAGTGATTTTGTCCTTGTCGATCATGCGGAGACAGTGCCGCACGCCACAAACAAAAATGACCGGAACTCGGTTCCGGTCAGATGCTGAAGGTGAAAGAAGGTTAGCGGCAAAAAGCTAAAATGACAAGCCTGCGCCTCAGTCGCATTCCCATTTGGAAGCGCCCGAGATCAAAACCGCCCCGCATCCGCAGGTATCGCCCTCCCGGGCAATGGGTGCTCCCTCGCAACTGTATTTTCCTGAACCTGTGATGATGGGCGTGACGCCGTGGCCGGGAATAGGGCAGGAATGCATATCCCCTTTCCGGGCGATCAACGCCCCTTCGCAGTCCCAATTCGCGGCGCTGGTGATCACCGTGCCGCCGTGCGTGGATGTGTCACCGAGACGGACAATCTTCGGCATCAGGCAAGGTGTCCCTTCGCGGCTTTCACGGTGAATTCGCCCGCCGCCTCGATATTGACGCTGCCGGGTGTCTTCACGTCCACATTGCCGCTGCCTGTTTCCAGCCGCACGTAACCGCCAGCAAAGGTGATAATGATCTGATCGTTGGCATTACCTGAAGGCGCGTCCTTAGCATTGTAGCGGGAGCCGATAATGCAGCCGCTTTCGCCTTTGGCGTCCATGGCGCACCACACCTCGTCTTTCTCACCGGGCATCTGAAAGGCGGAAACGCCGGTCGATGATTTGGCAAGCACGTCGATCCATTGCGTCACCAGCTCGTCTTCATCCTCAAACTGAACCTTGACCCGCATGGCCTTCGGATCGCGGTCAACGACGATGCCGCGCCGCGTTGTCGGGTTCTGCCCGTATTCACTATCGCTTCGCTTTGACAAGCTCTGCCCCCGTTGTATAGCCGCTGCGGCTCATGGTGTGTCTGGAACTGTCGATGACAAGAAGCCCATCATAGCGACCGAAACCGCTGGTCTCGACCACGACGCCGGCGACGGCCGAAACATTGCCGACCATTTCGACCGATCCGGAGAGCGATTTCCGATTCTTGCGATGCAGGCGGGATTTCGCGAGCTTTTCGGCCTGCGCGGCATTCTCGACCCGCTCCCCGGTGATGTTGAGCACATCGCCAGTCGTTACGTCGCTATCCTGAACTTCCGCTTCGATCTTGGATTTCTGGTTTTCGTCCATGGCCGTCACCTTGGCCTTGGAATAGGTTTTGTCGGTCTGGAAACGGAACCGGTAACTCAACAATTGTGCCCCGAACTGCGCATGGCTGATCGTCAGGGCAGCGGCGCGACCGTCCACGGATTTGATGCTGGTGAAGATCGCCCGCTGGCCGCGCACACTGAAATAATGCCCGGTATCTTCGGCAAGCCGCGTTAGAAACTCAAGGTCGCGCTCCCGGCGCTGCGTGACGCGCTGGAAATTCTGCTCCTCGATGTCGCCTTCGACCGACAGGCCGTTTTCGCCCGCGACCTTTTCCACGATCTGGCGCAGCGACTGTTTTTCGAAAGCGCGGGTCTTTTGCGTCCGGAGGGGCTTGGAGATAGGCGCGGCAAGCCCGCGTATAGTCATTTCGTCGCCGCCGCGACTGCCTGAAGCTTCCGGCTCGTCCATTTCAAACGTGCCGCAGGGCAACTCTCCGCCCAAGCCATCGTAAATGGTGAGCGTCATGGTGTCGCCCTTTTCGGGAAACCAGCTGCCCTTCCAGAGGCCGTCCTTATCCTGCACAGTCACATCGATTTCATCGATCTCACCATGGGCCTTGTCGGTATAGGTGATGGACGTGGTCATGGGCTTGATATCCGATGAGATATCCACGTCCCTGTAGATCAGCGAGAAGTAGGGTTTCGTTGCCATGGTCAGACACCGTAATCCGGGTTGGCGCGCTTCCACGGCGGAAGCAGGCTGGTGTTGGCGGCCTCTTCCTCAATCACCGGAATTTTAAGTGTGACGCCCTGCGGCAGCAGAAGCGGCTGCACAGCCAGGTCATCAAGGATCAGGTGGCGGTTGGCCTCCAGAATGACCGTCTGCTTGTACTGGTCACCGTAATAACGATAGGCCAGCAAATCCCAGCGATCCCCGGCAATCGTCCTGTGCTCGAAATACTCCCCCGTCAGCTTCACCGTCATTTGCGCACCTGCGGATTGGTGGCGGCGCTACCGGAAAGCGCCGTGGCCCGGCTCTTGGCGATGGAAGTCAGTTGCGCAAACAGGCCGCCCGCCAGTGGGTCTTCCAGCAGGCCCATGGTGGCCTCAATTCTAACGGGACTGCCGCTGCGGTTCGTCTTGGTGATCCCGAGCGACAGGCTTTCAATCACATAACGCTTGCCGGTAAAAGTGCCGTCGCCAAGCGACAGGGGCAGAGGCGACTTGATCGCAAACGCGATTTCCAGCTTCGCCAGCTCGGCGGCAGGATCGCAGAATTCTTCAGAAAAGAAGAAGCTAAAGGACTGCGTATCCAGTTCCTCGCCAATTTCCTGAAGCGCCGGTTTGCCCCGCGTCGTGGCATGCTGGACGAACGTGCCCGCCCGCTCGATACCGTGGGAAACGGGACCGGTCAGCGGTGCAACGCCGAAGGGAATGGAGCCGAGAAGATAGATCATTGCCTCATGTCTCCCTTCTGCCCCTGCGGCGATCTTCTTCTTCCATCATGGCCGCAAATTCCCGGCCACTTTCCCGCAGAGCATCCAGCACGGCCTGCTTAATATCGGCAGACGCACCGGCTCCAGCAGGAACCGTTACGGACGGGTTGAAATGGTAGGTGTTGCCGGAGCCGCCCGACACGGCGGACTGGATGGAAGCGCGGGCAACCTGTGCACGGGCAGCGTCTGCGCCGGTGGATGCGGTTGCGACGTTCGGCGCGGAGATCGCGGCCGCCGCCATGGTCGCGGCCGATGCGGCGCGCATGGCCTTGACCATCGGTTCGGCCCGGATCGATCCGGCGATGGTTTCCCCGAACTTCAGGCGATGGATATCGGAGAGCGGCCCGACTTTCGCAGGCGAGGACGGCAGGTGATCGCGCACCATCTGCGCCATACGCTGGATTTCGTTGACGACAACGGCAGCACGCGCCCGCATGCCCGCCGCCATGGTTTCCATCAGTGCCGCGCCCTGATCATAGAAAGAAACCCCGGCAAGATAGCTGCGGGCCTGCGCGATGACATCCGTAATCGACGGCACCAGTTTGGCGGCTGCGGCGTCCAGCTCGGCTAGTTTCTGCATGGCAACAGTGGCGTTTTCGCGGAGAGCAACAGCATCGGTCATAGTAGCGGGCGGCGCGGCGGCCGCTTCCTCAGAACCGCCGCTGAAGCTCAAAGCGGATTTGACCTTCTCCCATGCTGCACCAGCACGGGCGGCCGCGCCGTCGATCAAGCCACCAAGCGCGTCGGAAATCCCGGCCCACGACCTCTGGATTGCCTCAACAGGCGACCATTCAAACAGCGCCTTGATGCGCGACCATACAGCATCCACGGCGGCAAAAGCGTTCTCCACCGCCGCTGTCGCCGTCGTGGACAGGCCAGCCCAAAGCCTCGAAATCGTCTCGACAGGAGACCATTCAAGGACGGCTTTAAGATTGGTCCATGCCGCTTCCACAAGGCCACGCAGCGCTTCGATACCCATCGCAGCGAGAAGCTTGTGGGCGTCCCAAAGTTGGGCAAGGATCGGCATGGGATCGAAGCCGAGCCAGCCCTTGACCGTATTCCAGGCATTGGTTGCGGCGGTTGCCATCGTGTTCCAAAGATCGATGAAAAACGCCTTGATCGGCTCCCAATTGAGATAAATCAGCGCCGCCCCGGCAACGATCGCGGCTATGGCAAGCGTTATCGGATTAGCCATCAGGGCGGCGCTCAGCATCGACAGGCCCATGGCGATCTGGACGAGACCGGCCGCCGTGGAAATCAGGATCGGCGCAAAGGCCATGCCCGCCAGAATTCCGGCAAGGCGCTCCCACCCACCGACATATTCAGCCGCGACGGAAAGATACTCGCCAAGGCGAGATAGCACCTGATAGACGCCATTGGCGAACTCCCAAGCCGCAGTCAGCACGGTCACGACACGGTCGCTAATGTAAGACGCCCATTGCTGAAGGGTGCCGTCATCCGCCATGCGGTTGACGGTTGCGAGGACCAATTCAAGTTTCGACTTCATCCAGTCGAAAAGACCGGCATTCATGATGGCGAGCTGGAACTGCATCCAAAGGTCACCAAGATTGGAGACCATGCCCTCCCATGTGCGGGATAGCTTGTCCATCGCTCCTGAAAAGCGATCAGACATAATCTTTTGCAGCACTTTCTGGATGCCGCCGGGGTCCGACGCCAGCGCTTTCGCGATTCTCTTTTGGCCGTTGATGGTGTAGGAATAGGCGATCTCATCGCCATCCTTCGCGGCGCGGATGCCAAATTCCTTCAGGCGCTCGTTCTCACCCGTAACAGCGTCGGCAATAGCCTCTACCGCTTGTTCCAACGGCTTACCCATTGCGGCCGACATGTCGCCAAGATCGCGAAGCAAGCCAGTTGTCGGATCAAGTCCATAGGCGCGCAATTTCACGAAGCTGTCCATGACACCGTCCAATTCGTACGGCGTCTTTGCGGCGAAGTTGGTTACCCATGCCATTGCGTCCTTGGCTTTGGCGCTGGAACCCTCTGTCGTTTCAAGGATGGTCTGGAATTTTTCGAATTTCGATGCAGTACCGACCAACTGGCCCGCAGCCAAACTCGCAGCGCCAACGGCAACTGTCGCCACGCCAGCGGCAAGCGCTAACCCGCGAAAGGTCTTGCCTGCTCCAGACGCGACCTGTCCAAAGCCTGACTTCGCTAACGCAACGGTCTTATTATGAAGGGCAACCGTTGCACGCGCTGCCGCCTCCGCCCCTGCCACTACGCCTCTGTACGCCGAACGGGCAACGGACCCGATTTTAGTTAGGGCAGATGCGTGACGCTCCGTTGCCCGCGTGGCACCGGCTGATGCGGCAGCGCCAGCCTTGGCACCAGCTTCAGCGGCTTTGGCCGTTTTCTTCTCAGCGGCCATGATTTTCGACATGACCTTGGTGGCGCGATCCACCCCCTCGAAAATCATCGCGAAACGCATAAAAAAACCTCTGGTCAGATATCCTGAACAGAGGTCGCACATTACTTGGATAGGAATGACCGGAACTCGGTTCCGGTCAGGTCTTGTTTGAGGCGGCTTTTATAGCGGCAGCTTTCGCCTCTTCCAGTTCAATCTGTTCCGCATACCACCACGCGAATTCGGCTTCATCCATGGCATTAAGATCGCCATGCGTCCAGCCCTTTTCCAGCAAGAACAAGTGCTGGGCGGGTGCCGACAGCGTTACGCCGCCGTCTTTTCCTTTCCCTCGTCATCGTCATCGCCGAAAATTTCGCTGATTAGGGTCAACGTGTCGCCTGCCGCAACAAGCTCCTGAAGGTCGGTAATGGTGAGTTTTTCACCGTCGAACAGGACAGTCTCGCAAATGAACGCCGCCTGCGCCTTCGGGGTGTCACCTTTGGCGATGCGCTGTGCTTTCATCCAGAGGCCATGATTGATGAAATTCGGGATGCTGGCGGTAACGCCGCAGTCCTTCAGCGGAAAATCATAGGTGCCGGATTTGGCGTCCTTGTTGGCCTTCAGCTTGGCGCGAACGCCGGTGAGTTTCGTTTCTGCTGCCACTGTTGTCTCCTGTGTGACGTTAGAACTTGGAAGAAGGGCCGCGCCTCTAACGCGGCCCGACAGGCTGGAAGGATCGACGCGTCAGCAGCGCATGCGGGTTTCGATGAAGTTGAGCGCGTCCGTCTTCAGGCTTTCGGCATATTCAGGGGCAAGAGGGTGCGCCGTCCTGATTGCCTGATGCCAGGGCATGAACTCGTCCACCTCCGTGGACGCGATGGCGACAGGTGAAACATGCATGACGAACGGACCGAGATCGTCGGCGCTGACGATGACGCTGTAGAAATCGCTCCGGCTTTCCGTCGCGGCCGGAACCGGCGACGTGAAGAAAAGGGAGGCGAACATGAAGGTCACAGCGCCAATCACCGCAACATAGGGGAAATATCGCTTTATCATAGGTTCCTCAGAAGGGGTTCAAGGTGTGTCCGGACGCGCCTTAGCGCGGCCAGACGTCTGCTCCATTGATGCGATAGATGTTGTTCCACGCATCAAATTCGATGATCGGGGTTTCGCCGCCGTAGACGGACTGCTTGAACGAGCTGATGGAGATATCGTGCTCCTGCCCGAGATTTTCCCCGAGCTTGGCGGTACGGCCGCCCGTCTTCATCATCTGGAAGCCGATATGAGTGATCAGCGTGTGGGACTGCCCGCTGTTCAGACCTTCGCCGTCGAACACATCGACGTAGGAATGAAGCTGAAGCTTGTGGACCTTGGTAGGGTTGAGGATGTTGCGAGATACTTCCTCGTCCAGCCATTCGAAGGTGATCTTGCCGTCAATCGCCTGCACCGGGCGACCGGGCAGCTTCAGGACGCCGATCATGCCAAGCGTCTGGTGTTCGATCTCGGCATGGGCGATTTCGCCCATGTCCAGCTCCGTCACGCGTCCGCATACATCCACCTCGTTGATGTAGCAGTCGGACTGCGTGATCTGACCGATTTTACGTGCCATGGATTATGCCTCCTGTCAGGCCGCGAGCGAAAGCGCGTTGGAGATGAATTTCGTATCGACATAGGAGTCGATGGTGATGCGCTCCATGACCGAAATCGGGTGGCATTCGAGCCGGTAGTAGAACTTCCCGTCCGCGATCTGCTCGGCGGTGTTTTTCTGCCGGTCAAAACGGAAGGTGCCGCCGTAGATGGCGATGTCGGTTTTCGAGCGCAGATAGGCGTTCACGCCTTCTTCGGCCGCTTCGACGGTTGCGCGTGTGCCGAGCCGATCCACATAATTCATCGTGTAGAAGATGATCGCCTCGTGGATCATGTCGAGGATACGGCGGGCATGAATGAAATTCTCGACATGCGATGATGTCGGGAAAGCCGCAGAGCGGTTGCCGAATACTCGGATGCCGGTCGCAAACGACCGCATGGCGGTGACGATCCCGGCTTCGTTGAGGAAGTTGGTGTCGTTCTGGTAATCGGACGGATAGAAGTTGATCGGCACTTCCAGATCGACCACGCCCTTGATTTCGCGGTTGGACGGCGAATTCTGCCAGCCCTCGTTGAGATCGGTGGCGATGATGACGCCCGCCAGCCGCGAAGACAGCGGATCAAGCCGGGTTTCCGCCGCCCCTGTCGTGTCTTCGATAACGACATGCGGATAGGTCAGCACGGTGCGGGCGCTGGAGGTGTTGGCCGTGCCAGCCACGCCGCGAGCGGCGACGGCCTGCTGTTTCGTCAGACCAAGCGGCAGGTCGGCAATCGCCAGCGCATGAAGGCGGCTGGCAACCACGTCCATTTCGGCGCGAACCGTTGCGGCAGGCGAATAGCCAGGTGCGATAATCAGCTTCGGGAAATAGCCGAAATTGTTATAGCACTCGTAGGCGCCAGAGAAACCGGAGGCGAGACCGGCAGGCGAAATCGTGCCGTTGATATCAACAGTCGTCACCTTGGAAGGATCGGGGTTTGCGCCTGTCTTGTGCACGTCCGGATCGAAGACGTTGTTGACGATGATGGTGCCGCCGTCGCCCTGATCGAAGATCGCATCGAGCGCGGCCGGGATAGTATAACCCGCCTTGTGTTCGCCGAACGCCGCCGCACCTTCCGCCCGAGAGCGGATGATAACGCGCTTGTTGACGTAGTCTTCCCGCGCCAGAGCCGTGGCATGCACGTCTTGAATGGGGGCTGTACCGTTGACATAGGTGACGGCGGATTTAACGTCACGAACGACGGTGACGCCGTCCTTGTGTTCGATGACTTCGGGGCCGTGGTGAAAAGTTGCCGCCATGTATCAGGCTCCTTCAGCGGATGTGTCGGCAGGCGCTGCCTCTTCCTTGCCGGTTTCGGCAATGAGCAGCTTGCGTTCGATCAGGTTTTTGACGGTGTCGTTTTCTTCCGGCAGATCGATATAGGACGTGCCGGGAAACAGCATGCGGGAGGTTCCATCCGCTTCCAGCGGCGTGACCGGACCACTGTAGCGGTAGGATTTGCGGTTCAGAGGCGACTTTGCCATGTCCTTCTTTCCTTCAGGGGGTTGCGATTGCGGGCCGGATCGGCGGCTGGGCGTAGTGACGGGCGACGGCCGGGATCGGCAGGGACAGACGAATTTCCCAGCGCCAGACGCCGTCCTTCTCTTCGATCAGCTCGTCACGGGTCATGACGGCCGGACCAGCGCCTGCGAAGGACCGGCCCTGCACGGCAAGGCGGATATCTTCAAGGTGGGTGTAAGCGCCGCCTTCACCGCGCAGCGACCGGACCAGCAGGACCAGCGACCATTCCATGGCGCGAGCCTGCGCGGTGTTGGCGGGGCCTTTCGGAGCCGCGTAACGGGAACCGGCATAGTGGACGAGCAGCGCCGCTGGCAGGTTGGAAAAATCGTAGAGCTTCGGGTCGTTCGGGAAATTCTCGACCTTGCATTGGCCGGAGACATTTTCCTTCAGGTGGGGAAGAAGCGCATCTTCGATCTGTTCGATGACGAGCGGCGGGCGGGCGGTGCGCAGAACCTCGCTCATGAATTCCATCCAAACAGAATACCGGCCACGCGGGACGGCGGAATAATGGCGTCGCTGCGGGTCGATCCGGCCTCGCCATTGATCGGCTCGCCAGCAATCGGAAGCTCGAATTTCCCGGTGGCAACGGCCTTGATGTTTGACATGGCGGCGTCATGGCGCTCGCGCACGGTGGTTTCGACCTGTCCCTGTCCACCCGACTTGTCTCGCAGGCGGTAACGGGCAACATCACCAATCAGGCCCTTGACGAGCTGCGGTGTGGTTTCCGGGGTCAGGGTTTCAATGACCGCGTAACGGGCGCGGGAATAACCGACAAGAATATCTTCGGCAAAGGTGATGGCGGTTTCGATCTTCGCCACGTCGAGCGTGCGACCGGCCATATCGTTCAGATTGCCGATGCCCGCGATCTGCGAGACTTCGGCAAGGCCGAACATCGTCGTAAATTCGTCAACCGTTAGAAAACGTGGCATCGGAGAGGTCCATGGGTGAGAGTGAAAACGAGCGGGATGGAATGTGGTGCACCATCCCGCTCGAAAGGCCCGGCTTGGGAGACTTCGGAACGGGCCTTATTTCGGGGTTTTGGCGGGCTTCGCCTTGTCTGCCGACTGTTCGGCAAGCTTCGCCAGTTCGGCCTGTGCATCCGCCAGTCTGGTTTCCGCGTCGGCTTTGGCCTGCTTTTCGGTGGTCAGCTCGGCTTCCAGATCGGCAATCTTCTGGCGTTCCTCGACAAGCAGGCTATCCTTGGCCTGAAGATCAGCGATGGCAGTGCTGACCGTGCTCTTTTCGCGACCCAGATCACGCGTCAGATCGAAAATCCGATTTTCGAGCAGTGCGGTATCAAGCAGATGATCGGCCTTCAGAACGTCGATCCGGCCTGCGGCGGCATCTTCCACCGCCGTCTGGAAATCGCTTTCCAGCGCGGTATCCGACATGTCCACTGCCTGCGAAAGCTTCTCTGCAACCTGCGGGTTGATGACGCCGGAGGCAGCAAGCTGAAGCGCCAACGTCGGGGAAACAGCGACGGTCTTGCCAGCCTTTTCTCTAACGCCGTTGACCTTGGCGGGGCCGGTCAGAGTAACGGAAACGGTAAATTCGTCCATGATCGCCTCCTATCAGGCCGGAGCTGCGCCAGCGTTCTGGAGAAGGAAACCGGCCTCCGCCCCGGTGATGGTGGGGCGGCGCTCGATGGTGGTGGGATAAATCCACGAACCGTTGCGATCCTCGTAATACGGCTTGTTGACCTGCGGATAGCCGTTCAGCTCGTAGGTGTAGGCGTAGCTTGGCACCTGGAAATTGTTGCCCTGCTCGGGGACATAGGCGAGGATGGCATCGTCGCCCCAGACATCGTTGGCAAGTGCGCTGTCGTCAGCCGTTTCCGGCAGGTAGACAGCAGCCCCCACGACCACCTTCTTCAGGTCGAAATACGCCGCCAGCATCTCAACCGTGATGCTTTCCTTGGAGGTGTATTTGAACTGCTCCTTGATCTTCGGGTGGTTCTTCAGGGCATTGCCGGCATTAGGGCCGAGCGCCAGCGTGTTGGGATAACGGCCAACGGAACGGCGGATGGCTTCCTTGGCAGCGTCGATATCGGATTTCGGATCGGAGTTCGGGTCCGTCCAGCGATCAGCACCCGCCAGCGCCAGCTTGTGGTTGCCATCGTACTTGGTCGCATCGCGGGCAAGCTTGGCGGCATCGACTTCCAGCGTCAGGTCCAGAACGTCCAGCACCATGTTGACGGCCCCGGCCGCAAGGTCGATGCCGGGAATGGCCTCGGCTTCCTGCTGATGTTCGGTCGGGACAACCGCTTCAAGGCTGTCCTGCGCCAGCGACACCGGATCGTCGGCATAGCCGTACTGGATGCGCTTGCGGTCAGCACCCGGCGCACGGCGGGTATTCAGCAGACGGAAGCTCTCCTTGCCGAAACGGATGGTGCGCATCGAGCGGTTCGGGATCGAAACACGCGGAAAAAGCAGGCTCGAAATGAAGGTGGAGTTGCGGTAGCCGCGTGCATGCGTCGACAGGATCGGATCGACAACGGCGGCGGTGCGCTGGTTCAGGATATTGGGGGCCATTCGGAACTGGTTCCTTATTTCATGAAGACGGTGACGAATTCGCCGTCCGCAGCGGTGGTAAGCGCACGGGCGAAGACGTTGACGGAATTGCCAGCGGCGGTTTTGACGCCTCCGGCCGCAGCGGAAATGAGCTTGTCGCCCTTGACGACAGCGCCACGAGCGCGAAGGCGGGCCGTGCCGATCAGCATGCCTGCAACGTCGAGACCGACCGTTGCGGGGGCCTGCGCCATGGCTTTCACGGGCGCATCGTCCACGGTGATCTTGGCGTCGTTGAAATCGACAAGATCGTAAGCGGCAAAGGCCGTGGTAGCGGTCAGCGTCTCGCTATAGATGGAGTTGAAAAACTGCATGTCGGAAAACTCCTGTCAGGAAACGGCGCGGACGGCGTCGAGATAGGCGGTGCCGGGATGCTGGCGCTGATAGGCTTCCGCCTTGGCGTGCAGCGCGAAATCTGCCGGATCGACCTGCTTGCCGTCAGCGGAGAACGAAGCCGTCCGTTCGCGACCCTCGGGAAGTTCCTGCATGTCGAAAGCGCCGAAGGAAACGATCTTCGGCTGCGAGGCCAGAATGTCGCGGAGAGCCTTGGCGACCGGCACGGCGGCTTCACCGGCCGCAAACGAAACAGCGGTTTCGGCAGGCAGGGCGTCAAGGATCGATACGACCTTGTCCTTGCTGACCGGCAGAAGCCTGCCGTCAGAAACGAGGCCTTCCGCAAAGGAGACATTTTCGGCGTGGGCGGCGTCGGCTTCGCGCTTCTTGATGCGCTCTTCACGCGCGTTCAGGTCGGCTTCCTTTGTCGCAAAGGACGGGTTGGGGATGGTCACGGGGGCTGGCTCCTTCAAGGATGGAACAACGGGGGCGGAAAATGACGGGCGGGAAACGGACGGCTTTTCGATCTCGGTTTCCGAGAGCCATTCGAGGCGATAGGCGGGCAACGCCTTGTCGGCATCTTCCATGCCGAATTTCTCGATGAGGAAATCGCGGAGCGACCGCAGGATGCTGGAGGTCTCTTCGAAACCGCGCTCCCCGAAGGACGAGGCGAAAGTGGCAGCGCCTTCAGACGAGGAAAACGCGACGTTCTTCAGACCGGAGACGGCCGGGGCCGCACCCCCGAGAAAACCGATATGTTTCGGGTACCATGTGCCGGGAGTGGGATTGGCCGGTTGATCCGGTGAAAAGAGCTGAAGCGACACCTTCTTGTAGGTGCCCTTCTTGACCTCTTCGGCAAAGGCCGGGTTGATCTCGCTAACCGTCGCATAGAGACGGTTGGTCGTAGCGTCGAAATCGAAGCTCTTGGCCCATGCGAAGGCAGGCGCATCCGTCGAAGGATGACCGACAACGACTGGCACAGGCGCAGTCTCATAATCATAGCCGTCCGCCATCGCCTTCAGGTCGGCGGCGGAATAGGTCAGCTCGATGCCTTCCATCGACTTGAAGGTGCCGGGGCGGAAAACTTCGATACGGGCAGTGGAGGAAGCGGTGGTCATGTCGGCTCCAGAAATCATCTGAAGCGACCATGCGGCACCCTGAAAAAGAAAATGACCGGAACTCGGTTCCGGTCAGTTGGACTTGGCATGTGGGAAGACAATGCGCCATGTCGGGATTGGTTTCAAGCCCGGATCGCATCCCGAATGCGGGAGGCAGGCCGCAACCGGCTCGCAGCCGGTTTCTAACGCGTCTCTAACGCGGGGGTAACCCAAAATCGGTATGAGCGGACACCCGAAAGGGTTATGCGCGCCTGTGGGCGAAAATTTCAAGACGCCAAACGCTGCCTACCAAACCACTTTTGGAGGAGTGTGCGCAAACCAGATGTAAGGCGTCATTGCGTCCAAATCCTTGTAGCAGGCCTTGGCCAAAGAGCTGGCAATGCGAATTCTGTCGGGTGTGATCTTTCTTCCTTTACCCCACGAGCAGTCTTTCGCTTTCACGATGTCTACCTCGCCCGTATTGGGATTGGTCCTCATATGGCCATGCGCAAGCTCGTTTCTAGTACGGTTTAGTTCCCTCAGTTTTTCGAAATCAGGTGCATGCATTGGCTTGAAGGCCTCGCATATTAATTCCAATATCCACAAACGCCTATCGAACATATCTTCCGGATAGCGATCCTTCTTATGTAGCCGCTCCAGAAGATGAGATACTATGTCGTTCAACAGGTTTTCAGTGGCGTTAAAAACGAGCAAAAACTCGCCTAGTTCAGTTGTGTAATCGTTCCTATTAATTTCGCCCACAGTTGCCCCCAATTCGCCCGTTTATAGAAATTATTCCACCTCCAGCCACTCTTCCGCAATGGCAAAAATTTCTGTCTCATCTTCGGAAGAAAGACCGAGATAGGGCCGCGCCGGGATGGTCACTTTCCGATTCCGGCCCGCTTCGCCGCCGAACTGGTGGATGGCAGCGTAGACCAGTGCCGAACCGATGCGGACATCGTTCTGGCTGGCAACCATGTTGATGGAGCCGCGTAAGGCTCCGGACGCGCGCAGGATCGTGATCGGCGCATTACCGTACTTTCGCATGCGCAGATCCCGCGTCACCAGCGACAACGTTTTCCAGCGTGAACCGTCCGGCGCGGTTTCGCTGTCAAAACGTTCATCGGTCGAATTCAGGAGATGCTCACCGACATTCTTGTAAAACCCCTCGCGGTTCGTCATGCGCTCGACCAACTCCGCCAGCTTCTCGCGCATGTCGGCGTCGTTGATCGTGGTTTTGTAGCTGATGCCTGCCATTGGACTTTCCCGCAATTTGGGCCTATATTGTCATTGTCAGTGAGCGAGACCGGCGATGGTCACGCCAGTTCGCTGGCACAAAGGCCGGATCGCTCCCGGCCTTTTATTTTTTCGGGCGCTTGTAAATCAGCTTGCCGACGCGCCGTTTCTCCAGCGCCGCAAAATCCGCGTCACCCTTCTTGTCGGTAAAATCAAAGCTGGTGACAGCCTCCCACGTCTTCTCCCCGATCTCGAAGACGATCTGCATGGCGGTTTTCGGATCGACGCGGATATAGCGCCGGTCCACGACCAGGTCGCCGCTTTCGACCTTGCGGGCGACACCCATCCAGATTTCGTCCGGATCGAGCAGCGCTTCCGCCATCATCGACATGACACGATGCCGGTTGCGCTTCAGCGCCTTCAGCTCACCGTGACGATTTCTGAAGAGCAGATCGGAAACCGGAACCTTCGTGCCGGATTTATCTTCGAACAGCACGGCCCGGTCGATATCGGCCCCAAAGGGCTTGAGGAATTGGCGAACATAATCTTCCGGCGTCTGGCCGTCCTTCAGCAGTTTCGCCTTGAACGGTTTTGCAGCCTTGACAAGATCGGAGACCGGCTCCGGCGTGTCGATGGCCACGGCCATGCGCAGATTGTCGAGCAGCTCGCGGCCTTCATCCATCAGACTGGACGGCGTTAGGCCACGCTCCCAAAGATCACCCGGCATGTAATCCCAGCCGAAACCGATACCCTGCGGCTGCTCGACCAGCTTGCCGGAAATCGGGTCAATCATCGGCATCATCAGATCGGCTGGTGCTTCGTCCGGACCTTCCTTGCCCCGGCGCTTCAGGTCGCGCAGTGAGAGGGAGCGGACGCCGCAGGAGCAATACCAGTCGTTCGGCGGAAAGTGCGTTTTCCACCATGGATCATCATGGCGATAAATCCTGCCATGCAATGCCTCATGGGATGGCCGGGGGATTTTCGGCTTGCGGGTTTCGCCGTGCCGGTATTCCCAGAATGGTCGCAGCTTCAGCACGTCCGGGTCGCGCATCTGCTTGAGGCGGCCCGCCATATAGGAGGTACGCATGTTGGTTTCGAAAATGACGCGGGTGCGCCAGCCATATTCGCCTTTGTAGGTCCAGCCGTATTTCGAGACGATCCGGTCGAAGTCGTTGCGGAAATCCTGAAGGGTACCGCCTTTTTCCATGACATCGGCAATCGCCGTCTGGAAATCGGAGAGCATGGCGAGATCGGTGGCACCGGCAATCACGAATGCGCGGTCATGGGTGCCGCGCATGGCATCGGTCCACGCCTTGGTGGGCTTGCCGCGCTTCTGCCTGAAGAACTCTATCTGCTCTTTGAAGGGCTGGTTGAAAACATCGGCGTCGGCAAAGCTCGCCTCGTCCTCGCCATCAAGGAAAACCGCCTCGCGCCCCTGAAGGCTGGAAAGCTCCAGCGCGTCACCGAGCAGTTTTCCTAACGCGTCCGGAGACCATTTCGCGCCAAGCTGAAGAATGGCACGGGCTGCGGCCGGAAGATCGGCGGCGGCATCTATGGCGGCGCGGATGGCATTCAGGCGGCGCGTCAAATGTGCGGCCGTCAGTTCCTCCACCCGGTCGGCAAGATCGCTGACCGGGTCGTGATCGGCAGCAAAACCTACCGGGCTACGGAGTTTTTTTTTACGTCGATTGGCCCGAACAGGGTAGCGAAGGCCGGGTTCTCGGCGGCGGCCTTGCGCAACAGCGCATCCCGCTTTCCACGTTCCGAGAAGGCGAAGCGCGCTTCCACCAGCCGGTCAATGGCGGTTTCAGAAAGCGCATGCGTCAGTTCAAACGACACGATGAATTCGCGGGCCGTGTCGTCATCATCCATCATGGCGGCGGATTTGAGGATTTCGACCAGCGCCGCGTTTTCGGACGTTGCGGCTTCCGCCTTCGCCTTGCGGGTTTCGGCCTTGGCTTTTTCGTTGCTCGGACGCACACGCCAAACGCGGGGAACGCCAGCGCCGGGGAAGTTATAATCGATCAGCCACTGCACGAGCTGCTCGTGGAACGTATCCGACAGATGGTCGGCATCGCTGTCCACCAGCAGGTCGAGAATATCGGCGTGGGTTTCGGCGGCCGCTTTCGAACCGTGAGAGCCGATATCGGTGGTGAGCGTTTCGCCAAGGATGCAGATGGAAATCTGGCGGTCCCAATATTCCATCCATTCGCGGTAGCTGACCGATCCGGAGCGCGCCGCTTCCAGAAACTTCACGTCCGCGCCTTTCGGAACGGTGATGGCGGCGCTGGTCTGGATGCTGGCAAGCTTCTGCAGAAGCTGGTTTTGCTCGTCCGAAAGCATGCCATAGGGCGTTTCGGCAATGACGGTCGGGCCTGCGAACTTTTCCAGAAAATGCAGCCAGAAGGCGACACCTTCGCGCTTGAAGAGCACTGCCCAAAAAAGCTGAGAACCGAGACCAAGGCCGTAGGGATTATTGCCGATGACACCATGGCGGTGCACGATGAACTTGCGGTCAGGCAGTTCTTCGCCCTCGTTCATATTTGTCCAGGTCAACAGGCGCGGCCGCCAGTCGTGGCCGAAGGCGAAGCGGCGTTGATCGTGGGTGACGATCTTTTCCGGCACGATCCGGTTGTCATCGCGCTTCCAAACGACCTCTGAAACGGAAAAACCCTTCAGGATTGCGCCGCCGGAGAGGTCTTCAGAAATACGGTCGAAGGGCAATTTCCCTAACGTCTCGCGCACGAAATCCGCCGCCGCCACGTCCTGCGGCTTGTCGGACGCGGCGATGCATTCCCATTCGCGGGCGACCAGATGCTTGTTGCGCTTGGTGAGGATGGCGGAAGCATGGGTGTCGCGCTTGATCTCGTCATAGATTTTGAGACCCTTGCCGCCGCCGCGCTGGATCAGCGTATCGTCGGCATGCTGAAGCGCGCCGCTGAAAAACGGGATGGTAATGTCGTTCGTCGCGTTAGCAATCAAAGCACGGGCATCTGCCGGCAGGTTCTTGCGCTCTGCTACCGTCACCGCTTCCGTTGCGAAAGACGGCGATTTCTGTTTCTTGCGGCGGCTCATAGGCGGTACCCTCCAAGTCTCTGCTGGCCGCTGTTCGCAGCCGTATTGATCCCGCCGCTCGCTCCGGCCGTGCCCCCGCCCGCATATTCGAGCGTGTGCTGCCACAGCATGTCGAGGCAGTCCGGGCCATCATCGTGATCGGCATTCGGCCATTGCTGAAGCTGGTCTATCAGCGTCTGTTGCGTTTTATTGAGGCGGATCAATCCGCCCGCGACGGGCGGCTGAAGCCGCTCGATGCGCAAATCCTTGTCAGCAATCGGCGTGACCGGCACGGCGGAAATGCCGACACCCTGCCGAGCGGCCGTCGCCATCAGGGTGGTGCGCAGGAACTCCTGAAACTGCACGGCTTCCACGAACCAGAGCAGGCAGCGATATTGCCGCTGCATGGCGATGACATCGGAAATGATGATATCGGGCAGACGGCGGCGAATGGAGGCTTCCAGCAAATCCATGGTGCCGTGCAGACGGTTGAAGCCGCCTACAAGAATAGCGCTCGGATCGCGGCCATGGCCCTTTTTGCCAAGCGACGGGTCGATGGCCCCGAAATGGATCAGATCGGGCTGCTGCAAAACCCAGAACGTCAAATCCTTGAACGGGCTGGCCTCGTTGATAGGCTTGTTCTGATATTCGGTCGCGAAGCTGTCATGGTCGGATGCCCGCTCCAGCATGAGGAAGATAAGCGGCTGGATCGCGGGCCAATTGACGATGGCACCGGCGTCCATATCCGACTTGCGCTCGGCATAAAATGCACGGGCCGCTTCTTCCCCGTCATTCTGGTAGACCTCCTCAAACTGGTCCCAAAGGTCCATACGGTCGGGAAACTGGATGACCGCCTGAAACTCGGCAACGCGCCAGACCGGCGATTTCGCGGCACGAACAAGCACGGCGTCATAATGAAGGACGGTTCCGACCCACACCACGTCCATGGAGCCGTCAGGCGGCCCCACCTTCAGGGCGGCACGCTTGATCCATGTTTCGAGCTTCTTGCGCTGCTCGGGCGAGCGCACCGCCTCGTCATTTTCCAGATCGTCAAAGAACATCAGGTCCGGGCGATAAGGGCCATGGCGACGGCCGCGCAGCTTCTGGTTCGCGCCAAGCCCATCGACACGAATATTGTTCTTGGTGACGATCTCGCCTTCGCGCCAGACGCGGCCCTGACCGGTGACCTCAGGAAAATCGTTTGCAAGACGTGGGTTTTCCGTCAGTTCGGCCTTGATAGCCTCAACCAACAAAGCGGCCTGCGCATACACGTCGCAGACCTCGAGAATATACCGCTTGTAGCCAAGGCAGATGCAATAAAGCGCAAAACCGAGTGACAGGTGGGTGGATTTGGACGAGCCGCGTGGCGCGACAAACAAATCTCTAACGCCCTTTTCGGAAGCGAGGATTTCCGGAACGCGGGCAAAGATCGCCTTGTGAAACAGGCTGTGTTCGCCCTTCACATAGTGAGGCAGGTAGGTTTCCAGAAAATACTGGAAGCCGGTTTCGGGAATTCTGACTTTAGCCAGGCGCTCGGATTTGGCCTTCGGATCGGCCGCAAAGGCTGAAACCGACAGGTCCACCCAACGGGCAAGCTTGTCGGCTTCATCCGCGATCCAGTCGCGAAAATCCTTGTCGCTGACCTTCGCCTTCAGGACCGGTTTTTTCATCATGACGAGAAGGCGCTCGCGATCCTGTCACCGAAAGGAACAAGAATTTCCTGCACCACGGAAATGTGCTGCGGGAACTGCTCCTGAACGAAGGCAATGAGGTGCTGGACAACCGACTGCGCTACGCCCAGCTCGGAGATTTTAGGCGCCAGCTTTCCGGCAGACGCCGTGACCTTCACCATGGCATCGCCCAGCGCCACCATGTGCTTGATCTTCTGGTCAATGGAGAGGTCTTTGTTGTTCTTGACCTCGTCCAGCAGCGCCTGCGCCATGATGACGAAATCTTCGACCACCGACGACACGACAACGTCGAGACCTTCACCGGCAAGCACGGCACCCGAGCGGGCCATGTCCCAATCGTCGCCATCGGCCTTCGCCGCCGCTTTCCAGCGTCCGATAGTGGCCTGACTGACATTGAGCGTCACGGCGATGGTGGCAAGCGTCATGCGCCGATAGACATAATCGGAGCGGGCCTTGCGGCGGGTTTCCATATCGTTAGCCACTCAAGCCGCCTTTCAGGATAAATGTCATGATGCCGCCGACGATGGCAGCGGCCACCAGCCATACGACCTTGCCGATGGAGGTTTCGATCTTGGTGAGACTGGTACGAATACCATCCATCCGCTCGTCACGGACGGCGCTGTCCCGTTCCAGCACGGTGACGCGGCCGGTCAGGTCATCGATTCTCGTGTGAGCCTGTTCCACCTTCGTGGCGATATGAGCAGGGAAATCAAAGCCGTTCATCGGCGTCCTCGAATGGCGGCAGCAATTGCATTGAGACCGCCGCCGACAGCCTGAATACCGAAGAAGGAAAGGAGGATCGCGCCCTGCCACTCGTCAAACGGTGCGGGAAATTTCGGGATTGCCCAGCCCAGCTTGAAACAGGTGTCGAGCGTGACAAGGAGAAGGTGAAGCGCGAAGCATCCGGCGATGATTGCCGTGATCAGCCGCATTTCCCAGAAGCCGGAAGACGCCAGCCGGATTTCCTTGGCGTTCCGGGCAGCGTCGATCTGGCGGTTGACATCGGAAATCGCAGCATCGGCAATAAGCCGTTGCTGGTCATTTTCCGCCTTCAGCCGCATGTCATAGGCGCGGGTGAGCGCGCCTGCCAAATCACCGGAAAGCCATCGCAACAGGGCAGCTATCATCAAATCCCCTTGATGCGATTGACCGACCAGCGGCCCGAACCGAACATGTAGAGCGCGCCGCCACCCATCAGAAGCAACAGCGCCGTGACGCCGAAGGCCCATGGGTTGTTAACGCCGACAAGGGCAGACGCGACGGCAGTGCCAACGGTGCTGCCTATCAGGGTTTTGACTGAACCGCTGGCGGACGGTTTGACGTCATCCGCTGTCGCCAGCGCATGATTGGCATCGGTTTCCTGAAGCGGCACGGAGGCGGCCTCAATGGCATCAAGGAAATTCTTGTGATAGCTGGCGATCAGCTTCGCCTTGTCGGTGCCGTTGACGATCCGGCGTGCGCCTTCGGCATCGTCAACCTTGTCGTTGAAATAGTCGGAAAGCCTGTGGGCACCATTGGTAAACAGCCCTTCGGCCATGCCGACGATGGCGATGCGGGCGCTGATAGCGAGGTCCATCGCCAATGCGGGATTGCCAACAAGATTGACATTCAGCCGCTTGCCAAGAGCATCGTAATTGACCTTGTGGGTAAGCTGGATGAAGCCACGTCCGAACCAGCCGTCGCGCCAGTATGGATTTTTGACGGAACCAAGTTTCCCGGCTTTCCATGCCGTTTCAAGACGGCTTTTCGCCTGCGCGTCGGAAGAGGCGTTCGCCTCACGGATCGGCTGCATCTTGCCGCCCGTCTCGTGGAAAATCTGCGCGAGGATGTTTGCCAGCCATCTACGGTCGAACAGCTTGTAATATTCCCACTGTTCCAGAATGACGTTGATGCCGTCAATCTGGCTTTGCGTCAGGCGGCCGCCAAACGGCGCACGGCGAATGTAGGAAAAGAAGGTGGTCTGGTTTTTGATGGTGGACATGTCGCCTCGCGGGTGCGGTTTGCAGTTCGTGCGAGGACATTGGCAAGGTCACAAAAAGAAAATGACCGGAACTCGGTTCCGGTCAGGTGTTTTCAAAGAGATCGAACTGATTGCTTGGCGGGGCGTTGGCAACTTCGCGGACCCACCGCTGTGTGATGCCAAGGCGTCGGGCAATTTCCCCGCGGGACAGCCCCTCCGCCTCCAGACGCCGAATATCGGCCTTCAGGCTGCGCGGCGGGCGGCAGTGCGGGACCGACAAAAGCGATCCGCCCATATATTTGCATACCTCATACCCATCCTCTTTGCCAAGAGCCAGAATAACGGCATGCTGATCGTGCGGGTTTTTCGGAAACTTGATCTCCATACCGCCATAGGTCTGCACGATCTTTAACGCGAGACGCATGCCGATGGTTTCAGCGATCATCTCGATTGATGCGGGCATCGGACGAGCATCAGTCATGCCAGCACCGCCTGACGGCTGGAAACCATATCCAGCAAAACCGATTGCATAACGGTCAGCGCCGCTGCTACACGTTGAGCGTTAGAAACGAGGATGCTTCCATGAAGTTGCTTATTGCCGCCATTTTGTCTGTCGCTACGCCTTTCGCGGCCCAGGCTGGTGCAGATTGGCAGAAAAAGGCGCTCTCCGCCGTTAAGGCGGAAAAGACCGTGCTGGACGCCAAATGGCGTATGCCGAGCCAGAACGTGCTTTGGGTGGCAATGGCGGCAGATGGCAGCAGCAGGGATGGTTTTGCCGAATACCTTTGCGAGGTCATTACCGATGCTGCTCCGAGTGGATCGCTGAAAACCGTGTGGATTTACGACCCCGCATCCTACAAGGCAGGTGGTGCGGCGATGGGAACGGCGGCTTGTAAGTAGGCTCATAGCTTACCTGCCTTTCCGCGCTTCTCCATCGCCTTCAGCGCAGACACAATCGGCTCGGCCTGTGCCTGCGACAGAAAATCCACATCGACCACAATCTTGATGTCTTCCGGCGAAACGAACCGCTTACAGAAGGCGTTGAGCGCCTTAACCGAAGCATCGTCAATTACGCCGAGCCGTGCGCAGGATTTCCACAGCGCGTGAATATAACGCGACCACGGCCGATTGGCGGTCGGGCGATGTTTCTCAAGTTTTCCCTTGGCCGACTTCCCCGGCTGGACCTTGAAACCGAGACGTTTGAATTCATCTACAACGGCGATGCGCTGGCGTTCCGACATGGCGCGGAGCGATGCAATTCCCGTCACCCGGACCAGCAAAGCGCGGTACTCGGTTTCCTCCATTTCTAACTGCGACTTGGCGACGTTGATCATGGCGATGGTATTCATTCGGCACCGCCAATCATTTTCGGCGCTTGCGCCGTGCCATCAACACCATGTGAGAAATTGATATTGTCGCCAGAAAGCCAGCCAGCCGCGATAGCCTCATTGAATCGCGTTTTTGTCTCTCTGGTTGCGATGGACGTTGTGTCAGGATAGCGCTCTGCACGGGCAGCAATGGCGGTTTTAAGGGCGTCGGCTGAAACGCTTTCCGCGAACAGATCACGCAGGCGACGGCGCAGGCGCACCACAAGGCCCGAAGTAAAATCCTGCGCAGCCTGCCGTCTGGTCGCGACCGTGCGGCGACGGCGATAAAATGGGCTGGCCTTGAACAAGACGATTTCCCTGTCCACGGCCCGGTCAAGAACCACATAGAGATAGGTTGCTATCGCGGGGCCGGGATCGATGCCGACAAAGGCACGGCGGCATTCGCCGCGACCTTCGAGGATGATGGCCACGGCGTTGGTGCAGTGGCAGAGCATATCCCAAAGCGGGTCCCGGGCGGACTGACCTTTCGTTCGAGATTTGACGGCCTGTTCGTCCACGGTAATGTCGTTTTCCGAAAGGCCATATTCGCGCATCAGTTCGGCAGCTTTTGCCGCAGCGGACAGCGCTTCGGATTCCGTGCAGCCGCGCTCCACGGTCATCTGGCGAAGGGCGGTGATGCGTTTGGCTAACGTTTCCCTGTTCATGCGGCACCTGCCATTTCTTTTTCCGCCATCGCATCGAGAACGGCGGATGCAAAGAAGCGCGGCTGGAAGACACGGGCATAGACGAACTCAATCGTCATGCCTCGCGCTTTAGCGGTCTGCCAGTTTGCATCACAGGTGGCAGGATCGGTGAAGACGGAAGCAATCGCCTCCGCTTTCGTGGGGCGGAAGCTATGCGGCAGCAATGTTCCTTCAGGGGAGCAAAGAGCGAACCCCTGCGCGAAGGATGACTGGAGAGTGCGATCAGAACTCATTCGCATCCTCCAGTTCGCGAGGGTGGCAAGGCATGACGTGTTTGTCGCCACGAAAGAGTACCTGGACGTAGTGGCCGGCACTCAGGTTCTCCGGCATGACCGTGCCGATCCGGCCCGTCACGGTATGTCTGACGAACTGGTTCACGGTCACTTCAACGCCATAAGAGGAGCGAATATAATCGTAGCTCATACGATACCGCCTCACTGAACCGTTGAAATTTCGAGTTCGAGCGGTTCGATTGCGAACACCTCGCCCTCCGATTTGATCGTGACGCCCGCAACGGTGCGCGCCTTGTCGGGATCGTTCAGCATGGCTTCCTTATTGATTTCCTCCTTCTCGCGGATGAACGCCTTCAGGCCGAGAGACTTGAGAGCCTCGATGACGGCTTCCGCGCCACGGATGGAGACACTGGCGGGAAGCGAGCGCCACCGGACAGTACCCGTGCCGAAGTCGTGGAATTTTACCTTGTCGTTGCTGGTGAGGATCATGCGGTTGGCTTCGCACCATGCCTGCACGCCACGCTCGTGTTCCGCCAGCTCGTCGCTGAAATTGGCAGTATCGGCTTCGAACTTCTCGCCAATCATCCTGATTGCTTCGTCCGCTAACGCCTTCTTGGCGGCAATATCACGGCGCAGCGTGCCGATGCGGCCAATGGCCCATATGGCGCTTTCACGGTCCTGCGGAACGCGGGAGATAGCCTTGGATTTGTTTTTCAGTGCAGATTTCATGGGGAATGAACCTCGTATCAGGCAGTTTCGGTGGGATTGTTGGAAGGGGTGGCCTTGCGAGCGCTAGCGAAGGCGGAAAGGGAAACCACTTTCTCCGACAGCAGCGGGCGCAGATCGACCGGCGCGGCCTCCATGGATTGCATGGCCGTCTCCATGTCTTTCGCATGGGCCTCGCAGGATGAAAGGAGTATGGCGACGGTTCCGGCATCTTCGGGCGACAAGGATGCACCGCCGTTCTCGTAGGACTGCATATGAAGTTTTATGAATGACAGGAGAGCCGAGAGCTTCAGCATCTTGGGGTTCCTTTCAGTGGTCGGAAACAAGGGCGATGGAAGAAAGAAGCTGACCGTTGAGCGGCACATGCGGGCGGCCGGTCAGGTATTCGATGGTCATTTCCATGTGCTTCGCCTCCATTTCCATGAGGCGCAGCGTTAGAAAAAGCTCCGGAGCATCCAGCCCGTTAACGAGCGGCAACAATCGGTCGCGCAGCTGCGCGGCGGCGTCAGACAGCATTTGCGGCCTCCGGCTTCTTCTGGTTTTTCGGGTTTTGCGGGCATGACTGGCACGCCAGCCACTGTTTCAGCTTGACAGGATCGCTTTTCGCCATCGGCGCTTCGCGATGGCTTTGGCAGGTGCCAGGCGCAATGGCGTCACGAACATGCGGGCACCAGACCTGCTGTCCGTAGAGCGCCATGACTTTGTGCGCGATCTTCGCCTGCACCTTGTTCATGCCCGCGCTGTAGGTTCCCGAGCAGAGCAGCGAGATCGCGGTACGGGACACACCCAACTCGTCACCTATCTGCTTTTTCGTGCGGTCAGGCTTGGCAGCTTCAGCGCGCAGAACGTCCAGCCATGCGGGATCGACAAGAGGCATCAGGCTTGCTTGGCGCATGACACATCCTCTCTGGTATTGGGGTCGTAAACGCTGCCATCAACGCTGCTGACGACAGGGGCCAGCAGTCCCGAATTGCGGATCAGCCGGTAACGCATCTGGCCTCTCGGACCTCGCGGCAATTCGATGAGATAACCCGCCCGCTTCAAGCCGAGCAGGTATTTTCCGGCCTCGAACTCCGGCCGCTTCAAGGGCCAATTGGCCGCCATGACCAAGTCGGCGGCCATGAATGCCCCGGACATCCGCATGACCGACCAAAGCCGCTGACGGAAACTGTCGGAAGGAGGTGCAGCGGGGCGGATCGGCTGCACCGGCATTGGGATATTGCCGGTGCGCTTCGCCTTTTGACCTACAGCCGTGAGCTGGTAGCAACCCATTTTGCGGCGCTCGATCAGGGCGGCCGTCACCATCTTGGCTGTGACGCGGGCAAGCTGTGTCCGCGTCAGGCCGGATTTTTCCTCAAGGGCGTCGAGCGTCAGGCATGCCGTGCCGTCGAGCGCCTCGAAAATGCGGTCAAAATGCAGGGTCGAACTGTCCCGTTGCATCATGCAAACTCCGGGACATGGAGAGGCTTGCTGGTTCGCCGGTCGCTAAGAACCTTCAGCCCGGCCATATCGGCCATGGTCACGCCTGCCGGGCCGGGATCGGCGCGCAGGCCGAACTTTTCAATATTGGCGATGGCTTCCAGAACCTCGCGGTTAAAGCCCTGCGAAACCTTCAGCACGAAATCAACGAGGCAATCCGCCACCCTGACCTCGCATTTGCGGTCGATCAGCAGCCGGATATCCTCACGGCTGGCCTTCTGGAATTTGACGCGCTGGCTGATGCGGCTGGAAATCTGCGGGAAGCGGGAAATATTGTCGTTGATCTTGCCCATGCCCACGAGGATGACGGGCATTTCCAGCATGTCGGAAATGTCGCGCACGGTTTCGAGCAGGGCTTCCTTGGTCGAAATATGGTCCGCCTCGTCAATCACGAGACCGAAAGTGCGCTTGGACATCAGGGCGGCAGAATGACGGCTGCCAAGCTCGCGCAGGATCGTTTCGTATTTCTTCTCAATGCTGTAGGGTGGCTTGACCGGCAGCGCTTCCAGCAGCTCGTTCATCATCCACGCGGATTTCCATTCTTTCTTAGCCCGCAGGTAGACCCAGCCGCTTTGGGCCACCCAATTCTTGAGCGTCGTGGTTTTGCCCAAGCCGGGTTCGCCATCGACGACGGCAAGGCAAGCCTCCTGCGCGCCGCGATCTTCCAGAGCCGACAACGCCGAAAGAAAGCGCTTCACGTTGCTGGTCTCGACAAATGTGTTTTTCATGCGTATTTTTCCTCGTGTGTGTTGGCGTCAGGCAGCGGCGCGGATGACGTTTCGAAGGGCGTCCACGTCGATGCCTGACAGTCGAAACAGCTCAATGGTGGTTTGCCTCTGGAGGCATCGACGCAAAACACCCACCTGATTGGCTGTCAGTTTTTCCGGATTTTCTAACGCCCATGCCGCTAGCGCCTCATCGGTCGCGAAGGTCAGCCTGCGGGCGGTCTCTGCGGCTCCGGACGCCGCCGAAGGGGTTCCCGAATTGTCGATCACCAGCACCGGACCGGCAGGAACCGGCTCAGGCGTGATATCGATGAAGGGCGTGGGCTGGATCGGGGTTTCTTCCAGCAGATACGGGGCGATGTACTCGGCATCGATGTCGCGGCGCTTCGCCTCGTTGCGCTTGACGCGCCCCTTGTGACGGGCTTCTTCCGCCGCCTGCTGGAAGGTGCGCGGCACGTAATCGGTCTTGTTGCCGGTGAAGTCGGCAACGCAGATCAGCGGCCCCGGCTGACCTTCCTCGCGGTCGATCTCACGCACCCAAACATAACGGGCCTGCGCAAAATCGTAACCGACCATGACTTCTTCGCCGTGATAGCGCTCCAGCGCCGCATGGTAATAATGGTTCGTATTCCATTCCACGAGGCCGCGACGGGCGACGCGGATTTCGTAGGGGCGGAACAGATCATCGCGCAGATCGTCGTCAACCGGGACCGGCTCAAAACCATCGGCAACATGCAGCGCCCAAAACTCGTTAGGGGAATAATGCCGGTACCTGCCGGTGCGTTCGTCGCGGAAGCGCGGCAGACCGTCATGCGGGCGATCATTGTACTTGGTTATAGCTTCCTCGCACATGGCGCGGAAATCGTCCCATGACGGCAAAAGGCGAGATGAGCCAAATTCCTTCAGGTCGCTGCGGGTCGCCTTGTGGGCGATTTTTGCTGCTTCCTTGTCCATTTCCGCACCGAGATAGGTGGGCAGTTTACGGGCGAGCGGGTTCCATACCGAGCCGTTGAACCGCTCGATAATGCCCTTGGCCTGCGAATTGTACGGAAGCGCGTGCATCTTGGTGATGGACAAGCGCCCCATCAGACCGTTCACATCGCCGTCGAAGGTCTTGTTTTTATAGCCGGGACCACGGTCGGTGTAGAAAATCGCCGGAATACCATGGTCGCAGCAGGCGTTGCGCAGGGCCTCCGTCACCGAGATGACGTTTTCCTTGAGCGCGATGGAGAAGCCGACGCACCGGCGGGTTGCCACGTCGAGGATGGACGTGATTTCCGGTTTGAAAGGCTTCTTCGAAAACGGGTTCTCGACTTCGGCGTCGAAGGTCTTGCCGTCTGCCGTATAGATCGTGGTCGGAAACAGGTTTTCCGTCGAGCGCTGGATATAGGCCATGCGCGACCGGAGCGTTAGAAGTCCTTCGCGGCCGACATTCTTTTCAATGTCGTTCAGCTTGTGGCGCAACGTGTAGCGAACATGCTCTATCGTCAGCGTGCTGCCGGGGTTTTCGGTCTTGTAGTCCTCTAACGCTTCCGTCGCCGCCAGCTTTGACGGCTTGCAATAGAATTTGAGGAAGGCGGAGAACTCCTCCGAGATCGGTTCTTCCGTCTTCGTCAGCGCGGGAGCGAGGCCGGTGATGCCGCCAGCATCGCGGTCGCTGAACCAGCGCTGAACCGTGCGCATACTGATACGGAAGTCCGATCCGGCGCGATCATTGGCAAGCCGCAGCGTGTCTTCCAAAAGACCGAAACCGTCAGGATCGACAAGTAGCGACACGCGTTCCAACAAGACGCGCTCACGACCTGTTAGGGCTTCACCAGCCTCGACCTTCACCAAGGCCGCATGACGCTCGGTATGTTCTTCTTGTGCCTGGACAAAGTCCATTATGGCCTTACGGCGGCCCCATCCGCCTTTCATGGCAATGTAGCGGTCGATGCCGAGAAGAATTTCGCCACGGGCTTCCATCGCCTGACGCTGGCGGAACCGCAGCGATGTTACCGGCAGCGCTGCAACCTTCTTACGGGCGGTCTCTCGCTCTCTCTCCTGCGCGGCGAGTTGATGTGCCCTGATCTCGCGGCCGGTGATGACCGTATGCATGATGTCCGGCAGCACGTTCAGATGATATTCCCGACCGCCGCCTACGGCGGCACGGTCACGGCACAGATTTTCCGGAAGGTCGTTCCAGCCTTCCTCTTTGGCGCGATCTCTAACGCCACGCTCCGAATTCGGGAAAACGCTGCTTTTCAGCCCGCGTTCTGCGGCGATTTTCGCCAGTTCCCCTGCGGTAAACCATTCTTTGGCTATCATCGTTTTGCTCTCCTGCGGGTATCGAGCGCCCGAATACGCGCATCGATTTCCTCGCGATGTTCTTCCAGAAGGCGCTGTTCGATCAGGTCGGCATATTCGTTCTCGATGACCGTTAGCCCGAACTGTCCCGGCACAAAGCCGAGCAGGTCTTTCGCGCCGGTGGCGTGAACAAGGGCAATGAAGGCGTCGAGCGGGATGCGATGGCCTTCCGAACCTTCGGAGGTCCACTTGTTGAGCATTTCCACCGACACCTTTCGGTCGAGAAATTTGCTGATCTGTTGAGCGATATCCTCGCGGCTAAGGCCGTCCTCGCGGGCATCGCGAAGCGCATGGGCAATCAGCCGCGCAATCTTGTTTTCCAGCCGCCCGCGACCGACCACGTCTTCGCTGTAGCCGACAGCCACCTTGGGCGGCTCCCAACTGAACAGGTCTTTGGTAAGGGGATCGCGGCGGGGGGCCATTATTGGATGCGTCCCCGGCGCTTGAGCGAGGCAATGACGCGGTCTTCGTGATGGTCGATCACGCTGTCGAGTTCATCGTCCTTCAGGTCACCAAGAACCTTGCTCAAAATCGCAATGTTCTTTTTCATTTCCGCGAGACGAGCATCGACCTGCGCGGAAACGGCGGCGTCAGCGACGGGCGCGGGCAGAGATTGCAGGGTGCGCTTGACGGTCTCAAGTTTCTTTTCTGCTGGTGTCAGCACAGTTCCCTTGCGGAAAATCGTAACAGCTTCGCTGACCGTGGTAGCGTTTGGCGGATCGGAAAACAGAAGATCAAGGACCGCTGCCTGCGCAACCGGCGACTGTTCGGAAAGCTCCTTCAGGCCGGACTGGTGATTTGCCAGCCGCGTCCCGGCCAAGCGTTGACGGCTTTCTGGTGTGAGGCCAGTCCAGATTTCGACGGCAAGCTCAATGGAGCGGCGGGACATGCCAATTTTCTCGGCCATCGCGGCAGCAAACCCGAAAACTTCATCACCTTCAGTGGCAGAACGCAAAATTTGCGTTCTGCCACCTGTGTGCTGATTTCCACGGTCGCCGCCGTTCTTTACTTGGGGGTGGAGACGCTCATAGACCTGCTTCAGCTCATAAAGATGCTGGCAGCGGTCGAGCTTGTTAAGATCGTATCGGCCAAGGTTTTCCATGACCTCTTCAAGCCGCGCATCATCGTCGGTTTCAGCGGTCGAGACGGTGGAAGGGATCGCCTCCCATTCGAGAATGCGGAATGCTTCGAGGCGTTTGCGCCCCGCAACCAGACGGAAACGGTTGCCGACAGTGCGGACACGAATGGGATGCTGAAGGCCAGAGCTGGCAATGATGAAGGCGAGCGCTTTGGCTTCGTCCGGATCGAACGAACGGGCGCGGTTTTCAGGAATGTCGATTTCGGAAAGGGGGATATCGCGCACTTCCTTCGTGCGGATGTCTGTTTTGGCGGCGGCTTGCGGTTTGGGCAT